CCGTATTAACTGCGCGTGATCTAAACCCGCTGTTAACAATAATTGGTTTATTACCAAGCACTACTCGCACTTGCTCTAGAAATGATGCTAGGCGGGGCAAATTGGCAAGGGCATCTACTGTTACTTCTCTGCCGTCAATGATGCATATTTCAGCATTAGTAGGAGTATTGTCCAATTCGCGATGGTCTGTATGCGTTAAGTCTTCAAATGTAAAGTGTTCTGTTAAGTTCATTTTTTACCTTTTATAGCCATAATGTTTTCGATTGTCTTGCCACCAAAGTAAGCGGTCATAACTAGCATGCCCCATTGTCCCAATAGATTAACGTATGACTCATTTACTTGATGCCCAAATGCAGACATAAGAGCAAAGACGTTATAAGTAGATAAAAGATATACCAACGTGGCGGGACGAATGTTTTTGTTTAACCAACTATCAGACTGGTTGTCTGATTTCCAACGATCAGTTACGTTGTTGTCCTCATTCTTTTGCGCATCCATTGCGACCTTGGTTAATTCAAGTTCGTACTCTTTTATTTTTTCTGCCGCTTTTGGGTCAGCCACAATAGCCTTTGCAATAGACTCAACGGAATCAGAAACACCAAGGCGAGAAGCCAGAGCGGTAACAGCAACGCCACCCATAGGACCAGCGATAGCAGTTGCCAATGTGGGTGCGATACCTTTGAGAAGACCGAGTAGTTCATTCATTGAACCTCCTGTAATTGCTTTATTAAACGATTAACTTGCCGTTCTTTTTTTTCGATTCTTACTTCTGCTTTTTGAATCTTAATCCACATGTGAATCATTACAGGCGTGATGATAAGTAGGATTGCAAGTATTATGCAAACCAAAATCATAGTGCCTCGGAAAATGAAGTTACCCATATCGCCCACAGCCATGCAACTATTACAAGAGTTAGAAACAAACCAGCAATCATTTCTGTTTGCTCACGCTCAATTCTTTCCCGCCTGTTAGTTTCTTGTTGCCGTCTTATGCGAATTTGTTCCTTGCGTTTTAATTGCTCGGCTTGTACTTTGCTATAAATCTGATTGTAATTCTCCCACAAGGGACCCAGTTGTGCTGGCACGTTTGCACCACGCATCATGCCACTAAGTTTTACGTATGACTGATCGAGTTCATTCTTGTAAACGCTTAACTCTAATATTACTTCTGGGTCTGGGTCAATACTTGTAAAAACTTCCTCATACTTTATCTCCACGTACTCGGTTAATTCTTTGTGATGCCGAAAGAATGCTCCAAGATGCCCAATAAATTGTTGAACAATCTCAGTCTCGTTTGGCACATGTTTAATGTAGACTTCTTTTGCCTTTTTGTTTTCCGTAGGCTCTGCGATTTTGGTAGGCTCTGCTTTACTTACAAATAAGCCTTTAAAGAAACCCCATATTCCTTTTACGTCAGCAACTATTGCCTTGGCATCTTCGGTTGCTTTTTTTATTTTTTGTACTTTGACTTTGCCTTCTGACAAGGCTTCACAACAATACGTTATGCCGTCATATGCCGCTTGCATTGCCTTAAAGGCAAGCCCAATAGTTAGCGGGTCAAACACATGCTTATATGCCTAAAAATTTGCGCACAAATTCTGCCGCGACTCCAGGTCCCAATAGCACAACGCCAATGACTGCATAAAGTAAATACTCAATTTTGGTCATGCGCTTTTCGCCAGCAGTTAATGAATTATCGATGCGACCATAACGTTCTGCGCAAATTGCCTCATGCACCGCGAGTTTTGTTTCCATAGATTCCATTTGCACCTCACGTAAAAAGTTGGATTCGATTCGGTTGTTTTATATACATATCAATGTATACGTGCATAGGAAAGCCAGAAAAATATACACATCAACATCCTCGATTGCTGGCTTAACATCCAACACGGCTGGAGATTGCAAGGCTGGTCGACAAGAGCCAGCATTAAAACGATCAATCCCCATGCGTGTTAGTGTTGAAAGTATATCAAAGACATTTAAAAACTTCACGCGCTGACACAAACGTTTCTTCATTGTGATCGTATGCCTCCCACCACAAAAACTGATTGCCAGCCAAATATTTTCTGTCTTTTAAAAGATTAGTATTTTCGGGATGCCCATATATTAGAGGGTCGCTAACTGACCATAATACTATTCCCTTTTTGCCAACTGTCCATGCAAGATGCTGGAAAAAACTATCGCACGCAATCCATGTTCTGCATTCTGCAAGCAACGTTTTTAACTCTGTCATTGGCAAGTTGATACGAAAGTCATCAACTAATGCAACTTCATTAGCAACGCCAATTTGAACAATCGGTTCTTTAATCATTGCAATTAGTTCTTCCCAAAACGGATAGTTCTTGGGGTTGCGTTTGCCATTTGATAGCGGTCGCGAATACGGCTGTATGACAATCATAGATACATCCTTTCAAATGCTTCTTGCAGACTGCGTGTCCATTTCCAATCATCCATTTTTTTATAAATAGAGTATTGATCTATGTTGCCAAATATTGCTTGCGCTTCTGCTATCGATTTTCCTTCTATGACTTCTGGATAGCAAGTAAATACCAACGGCTTTTTAATCTTTGGTAATACTTTGCTAAACACTAAATGATCACCAAGACCACAATTAAGTATTACAACTGTATAGTCTTTAAACTTTAAATGCGTGCGAAATATATGCTCGTCATGCTCATACATCTCGCGTTTTGTCTCGCTACGAATACCGCCATTGGGGTTTTTTAAATGCCACGATATTGCATTACTCACAGCGTACACGCCATAGCCACGCTTGTGTAGCCCATACGTAAATAATGTTTCCTCTCGATGCGCTACGCGTGAAAGATTTAAATTGTAGTCATGTATGCCAGCACGATACAAAAAAGAACAATGCAGATGCTCAACTTGTTTGTAGCCTTTGATCATGCCCCATTGAATGTTAGGCTCTAGGTCTATTAGATTAATCGTGCCAGCGACTCTGCTTGTATCCATTACGGGCGGGGTAAGAATAGACCCACCGACTGCACCAACTTTGTCAAAGAATTTTGTAAAAGAATACAGTCGTTCTAATACATTTGGCTCTGGCAACGCATCATCATCAACGCGCCACACCCATTCATAGCCCATGCTGTTAGCCATTTGGTGAATGTAATGCTGACCTTTTTTCTGTGCATAAATCCATTCCCATTTAATGCCTTTAATGTCGAGCATTTGAAAAAAGTGCGCATAGATCAACTCATTGCGCATGTCTTGCGGTTCATCGTTATCGTCAAAGATAACTAACTTGTCTACTGGTAGCGTCTGATTAATGATTGCTTGTAGCGTTAGCGGTAATGTGGTGTGATAGCGACCACGCGTTGCGACAGAGCAAAGAATCATGCATCCCACCTACATAGCATCAAGTTACATTTATTGTTGTCATCAATAACGTGCGGTTTATTACTAACATAACCCGCCTCGGAGATGTACGCAAATTCAAAGTCTGAAAAATTAGACTCATTAAGTCCGTGCAACTTGTGATGTTCGCCCCAAAAGCCTTTGGGTTCATTCCAAGGCACGCTAATTAATAAACGTTGGCAATGTTGTTGAAGTGTTTTAACAATGTCTAAGCCGTTGTCTAAATGCTCTATGACTTCAAAAGCAATGATCGTGTCCCATGAATGAGTTAGCCCGTCATTTATATTGGCATGTTTAAAGTGTCTATGCAATCCCCATTCTTGCTCTTGCGCAACGTTAACAATAATTGGGTCGTAGTCCAAACCAAGATAGTGTGCTGTAACTGGCAAAAACTGTGAGCCATATCCAGTAGAACAACCTACCTCTAATACGTCTGTGCCAAACAAATTCATGTTTGCCCAACAATAACGTATTGCTTCGCGTGGCAGTACTGGGTCGCCTTTTAAGAATACCGCCCGTTCATAGTTGTTGGACAGTCGCCAGCGATACCAATCTGGATGATGCTCTTTAGCAAGTTTTAAAACATGTATTTCTAGTATTTTGTCCCATTGGGTTGTTATGTCAAATCCGTATAGTTTCTTGTCTTTTGTCATATTATGTTTTTGGATATTTAGCCTTAACCGCTTGGCAGTCGGCTATGTATTTGTTAATCTGTGCTTGGTCGCCTTTAACCATCCCGTCAATCCAATCTGTCATGGGAGGATATTCCGCTTGGCGTTTGGCTATGTAGGCATGAGCATCAATGTAGGCTTGAACTGCTGTTTCATCATAGGTAACGGGGTTGCCCTCTGCATCAAACGCTTCATCGCCACGGATAGTGACAACTGTAGGGTTGGTTTTATAAATTGCTTCGTGTTTGTTCATGCTGAAATTTCCATGAGGGTAATAGTTGAAAGCGAACTGTAAACTTGCACATAAGCCGTAGTAGTGTTAGAAACTGCAAGAAACTGTGTTTTATAAGTTGTAGCAGATGTTGTGGCTGGTGAATCAAGATAGTTACTACTCACGCTACCAACAGACATAACAACTCCAGAGACTCTATCACCAGCCGTTCTACCACCAATTTTTGCTAATTGAGTTGCGCCTCTAAATATAAATATGTCTATACCACCAGTATTAGGGCCGTCTGCATAAACACCGCATTGGTCAATTACTACAAGAATTTTGCTTGATGCGCTGGTTGGTGTAATTGTTGCAGTTAAGCCAGTATCTAAATACGCTGAAGATGCGGTACTTGTCTGAGATGAAGTACTTCCATTTACCACTTGTAACACAGACCCAGTAGGCAATCTAGCCTTACCTAAAGTACCGCTAGAAATGTTAGACGCATTAGTAGCAGTAGATGCTTGCGTTGTTGCATCATTAAATGTCAGGCCATTTGTGCCGTCTACAACAAAAGTCATACAGTACCCTTAGATTCGAGTGCCACTATACGGGCGGTTAGTGCGTTGATTGTTTCGGCTTGTGTGTCGTTTATTGCTTTTAGTTCTTGGATTGCTTTAGTGAGCATTGGAATAATAAACTTCTCATTGACCCGCATTGCCTTTTCAACAGTCAAGTCACCAACTACTACATCGCTACCATTGTTAAAACCTTCAACCAAGTTCTCATCTACTTCTTTAGTATCTTGAGCAACAAAGCCGTACATGGTTTTGTCGTTTTCTACTGGGCAGAAATCTTCAATCCAATTAAAACTTACAGGCTTCAAAGCATTTACTGCATCAAGACCTTTTGTAAGTGGTTGGATGTTTTTCTTTAACCTTGCATCAGATGCGTTATAAATGTTTGTACCACTTGGCGCACCAATACTTCCGCTACTAGAAATAGTCATGCGGGTTGATGGGGCGGTATCTGTGTTTACGCTACGGGTTGCAAATATTAAATCGGCAATGGTGTATCCAGATTGCGTTGTTGTAATTGAACTAATTGCTGTTGGAGAATATGAACCTGTGTAACCAAGACCAATTTGACAAAGGTGGTTATTAGAACCGCCACCCTGTATAAGAATACCTGAACTACCTAAAGCACCAAGTGTAGTAACAGCACCTTGTTGTATTTTTACGTGCGCATCTCCAGAAACTGAATTGGGAAAATTTAAAACTCCATCTTCTCTGATTGTTAAAAGTGCATTTCCACCAGAATCTTGACAATTAAAAAGTGTATTACTACCTGTTCCAGCGCCTTTAAGTGTTAACCTTGTTGCAGATGCTGTGCTTGTTGACCCAATAGCAACGCTACCAGAGGAGTCAAGCGTCATTGCCGCATTCCAAGTAATGTTGTTATTTGCGCCTTGTGTTGATGTGGTTACTGACCAAGTATGGTTATCTCCACCTTGATAAAGTGTTGCATAAGAACTTGCTGAAATATATTTCCAGTTCGTTCCATTGTAATAAGCGTTTCTTGAATTTCCAACAGAACCATAAACATAGCCTGATGTAGTTTGTATTACTGGAATTCCACTTCCCCAAGAACTAGGCGTAGTACCAATTCCAACATTCTGTGAAGTATCAACAGTAATCGCAGTAGTCTCGTTTGTCTGTATGTTTAGGATGCCGCTGTCATCTCCCGTAGAGATAAGACCGCCATTTCCTGTGCTTGTGCCGTTGATAGTTGAAGCCATTATTGTGTTCCTTCGTCTGCGGGCTGTGGTGTATTGCCTTCAGACACCCACTTTAAATAGGCGATGTAGTCTGTGTTAGCGGGGTCAAATGGGATAAATGCGCGGTCAGAAACACGCATTACAGAGTTTGTTGGCTTACCTGTTAAATCATCTTTTACAAGTTTGTACATTTATAACTCCGCTGAAACTGTGTAGTTACTAATAGCAACATAATCTGACGTTGATCCTGTTGCGTATTCAAAAGCCCATCCAGAGGTAGACTGATATTGTGACGAAGCACTAACGGTACTTGCGTCATTTACTCTCGCTGTTACGCTTGCAACCGTTGGGGCAACCCTCATATAAACTGGATGTTTAAGTGTTGCTCTTCTGTAAGCAATTGCCATAGCACCAATTGGATATGACCACTCAAATGCACCGGTAGCACCGTTTATTTCGCCTACATATTGATAATAGTACCGCTGACAAAGTTGCAGTTCCGTGGTGTAAGGTCTGTAATCAAACGATGTTGCGGTACTGCCTTTTTCTAGTTGTATGCCTGTGATGTAGAAGGTTGCGCCATTTGTGCCGACTAAATTAGTTTGCCCTGTTGCGCCTGAGAATTCACCTGCACCCCATGAACCAGCGGCTTTAAGAAATGTTGAACCAGCGCCCAAACTAAAAATAACAGCCATTCCTCTGCCGTTAGTAGTAAGCCATGTGCCGCTAGTATCTCCAGCAATCGTTACAGTTTTTTGTTCCCAAGTATTTGCAGACGAAATGGTGTATGAAAAAACATAAGACCTATTATTTGCAGAGTTTCTTATTGCACCGCCAAAAGTACCAGTAAGGCTTGAACGAACCCAAAAGGATAAAGTAACTGTTGATGCGCCAGCAGTACCAAAACCTAAATCTGCTGTGTTATAGCCTTCAATAAACTGACGCAACTCAAAATCATCCCCTGTCAATACAGAATAAGCAGAGGATGATGTCACTAGCAAAGAGTTTACAAATCCAGTGGGTGCTGTTGATGATTGTTGAGTTGTTAATTTAGATGATTGATTTACATAAAAAGACCATCTATCTAATGAGTATGTGCTTATCCCACTTGTAGGTGTAAAACTAGCCCCCGCATTACGCTGGTCAATCACCATCGCACCATTGATGATGCGGTTCTTAAAGCCATACAAACCAGACGAACTTACTCCGTCTGAAGTGGTCATCAAGTCTGCATTTACTGTTCCGTATGGCATAGTTATCCTTTACAAAACTAACCAGCGTTGACCGCTAGAGACAGTTACCGCTTGACCGCTTGCGACTGTAATGGGTCCCACGGAGAAGCCATTGTTGCCCGTAGCAATCGTATAACTTGTGCTAACTGTCGTACTCATTACAGCAATGCCGTTTGTGTCAATCGCTGTCGGTGCAGACAACTCGCCTGTACTTGGTTTGTATAACAGTTTTGCGTTACCAGTATTAAGCGTGCTGGCTGTACCGCTTGTTGCGCTTACAAACGTTGGATACAAATTTGTTGCTGTTGTTGTATCGTTTGTAATTGAAATGCTTGATGCGCTTGAACCGCTATAACCAGAAAAGCCCGAATAGCCAGATGTTCCAGTTGCGCCCGAATACCCGCTTATTCCGCTTCCAGAATAACCAGAGTAGCCCGATATGCCACTTGCACCAACTGCGCCAGAATACCCGCTATAACCGCTTGCACCAGCAGAGCCGTTAATGCCAGAGTAGCCTGAGTAGCCACTTGTGCCTTGTGCGCCTGAGTAGCCAGAAAATCCGCTTGTGCCAACCGCGCCAGAATAACCGCTATACCCAGAAACCCCAGAGCCACTATATCCAGAGTAGCCAGAAACACCGCTTCCGCTATATCCGCTTATGCCAGAAAATCCTGAATAACCAGAAATCCCGCTGAAACCACTTGTTCCAACTTGCCCAGAATAACCACTATATCCAGAAATTCCACTATAACCAGAATAACCACTTGTTCCGCTTATGCCTGTTGTAATTGCAAAAAACAATGGATGATTATTTGCAAAATCTGTTGTGCCAGTCCCGCTACTTGCAACTAGGCTAACTGGAATAGTCCAATAACTGTTGCTTGTTCCAGCATTAATATTACTGGGCGTTCCAGTAACGTTCCATGTTTGATAATTAGAACTAACATTTTCATCTTGAATAATAAAGTGTTGCGTTGTTTGCAATAATGCTAAAAACACATCTATATCAACACCATTATTTGTTAGATGACTTACATTTATTTGTGTTGCATTAATTTGTGTTGCAGTATTCCATAGCAAATATCCGTTGGCTGGTTGTCCAGATGTATCAACTGCTTCTGCGTAATATAAATAATAACTAGATGATTGTCCTACTGCGCCAGACCAGCCGCTTGTTCCAGAAAAACCGCTAATGCCTGACGCACCGCTATACCCACTAATGCCGCTTGCACCGCTAAAACCCGATATGCCGCTATCGCCAGAAAATCCGCTTATGCCACTCCATCCAGAATATCCGCTAACGCCACTTCCAGAGTAACCAGAGATTCCGCTATCGCCCGACCATCCACTAATACCGCTTCCGCTGTAACCAGAGATGCCACTAAATCCTGACCAACCGCTTATGCCAGAGAATCCCGAATAGCCCGATATTCCGCTATCGCCAGACCAGCCAGAGATGCCAGAGTAACCAGAGTAACCACTTACTCCGCTACCTGAGTAACCAGAAATTCCGCTATCACCAGAGTACCCGCTTATGCCAGAAAAACCCGAATAGCCTGAGTAACCAGAGTACCCGCTAAAGCCTTGGGGTCCGACTATTTGACCCGCATCAAACCATGCAGAGCCATCCCATATCCAAAGATCACCATCTGCGGTAACGATGTATGCATCATTGACTTGATTGCCT